TCGTTTGTTTTATAACGATAGGACAAAGCTAAACTATTTATTTTAAATAAAAAAACTTTTTTTTTAAATTTTTTTATACTATGTTTGTGCCTAATCAAATAATTAACAAAAATGACACATGCATCCTTATTTAGTGGTATAGGTGGATTTGACCTAGCCGCAGAATGGGCCGGATGGGAAAACGTATTTCATTGTGAATGGAATCCTTTCGGCCAAAAAGTTTTAAAACACCATTTTCCAAATTCAATTAGTTATCATGACATTAAAAAAACAGACTTCACGATTCACGCAAATAAAATTGACATTCTCACAGGAGGATTCCCCTGCCAACCATACTCAAGTGCAGGTAAACGACTTGGGAAAGCCGATGAAAGACACCTCTTTCCGGAAATGCTTAGATGTATTAAAGAGGTTAAACCCAGATGGATTATTGGCGAGAACGTTCGAGGACTTGTTAGTTGGGGGGGGGGATTGGTATTCCACGAGGTGTGTGATGACTTGGAAAGCGAAGGATATGAAGTCCAAACGTTTCTTATTCCAGCTGCTGGTGTCAACGCGCCACACCAAAGACAACGAATTTGGTTTATTGCTTACGCCCACGACAAAGGAAGTCCCTCAAGATTTGGAAAAGTTCAAAGCGAGGATGGAAAAATATCCGAATGGTACAACGATGCCGAATCTTGCGACTCAAGTAATGAAACTATTACCAACACCTTTGGCACAATGCAGGGAACAAACGAATACGGAAGCATACGACAAGAGGATGAAAAGATTAATGGAAAAAGGTCATCATCCATTTACAATGCCTTTAGATCAAATGGCGATAAGAGGATTATTGCCAACACCAACACTTCAAGAATACATGAACAGCACTTTACCTCCAAGTCAAATGAAAAGAAACAACATAGCGGGACATCTTTTGAGAGAAGGAGTTTCAGCGCATTCCCAACTAAACCCCCAGTTTGTGGAGGAGATGATGGGATTTCCAGAGAGTTGGACGGAATTACCTTTTCTAAATGGCGCAACGAATCAATTAAAGCATACGGAAACGCAATAGTTCCGCAAGTAGCATACCAAATTTTTAAAACCATAAAACAAATAGAACATGAAAAAAGAAACCCGCGGCCGTAAGGCACTACCCGAAAAGGAAAAGAAAAAGCCATTATATATAATGGTAAAGCAGAAATTTATTAAAGAAGTAAACCCAAAACTTAAAGAACTTGAGAGAGAGTATTCTACAAAGTAAAGTAATCCGTCACTTTGAGTTGCTCGGGTGGTATGTGGTTAAGATAATCCAGTGCAATAAGAATGGCATGCCGGATCTTATGCTACTTAAAGACGGCAAGACATTCTTTATTGAGTGCAAGGCCGAGAAAGGTAGACTATCCGAACTGCAAAAGTACCGACATGAGCAACTACAAGAATTAGGATTTGAAGTAAGAACAATTTATAAACTAGAAGAAATTAAAAATTAATATTATGGGATGGAAATCAACTATTGATATTACAAGGGACGAAGCGATACAACTTGTAATTAAAGCAATGGCAAAAGTACATACTATGTCTAATACCGAACTAGAAGATTTTTTGGAGGTATTGGGATATGGTGAAACAAGTGGAATGGAATATTTTGGACACAATTTTAGAATAAATAATTAACCAATGATTAAAGCAGCCAACTATTACAAATCGGAGGGCTTTTCAATTATCCCCATTGGGGATAATAAGAGGGCCGTTTTCCCTTGGACGGAGTATCAAACCAATATCATGGACGATGCTACTATTAAGGCCCAGTTCTCAAACGAACGTTGTAAGAACATCGCCATCATAGGAGGCGGAGTGTCCGGTGGCCTAGAGATTATAGATGTTGATCTTAAGTACGACGTGAGCGGCACACTATGGGAACGCCTTAAAGAATCCTTAAAGGATCTTATTCCGCTACTATACGTGGTGCGTACTAAGTCCGGTGGGTATCATCTTTACTATCGATGCGAGGTTGTCGAGGGCAACCAAAAGCTTGCCATGCGCCACGCTACAAAAGAAGAGTTAATAGACACACCGCACGCCAAAGAAATAGTTTTAATAGAAACTAGAGGCGAGGGCGGTTATGTCCTAGCACCACCAAGCGAAGGCTACACTAAAGAAAAAGAGTTTCAAGTAAACCTTATAACGCTAGAGCAACGCGACTCCATACTATCGATATGCCGTAGCTTTAACGAAGTAGTTAAAGAAGTGCGCGCGCAAGTGTTCGAGAATAACGATCAATTCGCCACCACGCCATGGGATGACTACAACGCCAAGTGTGACGTCGTGGCCCTACTAGAAAAACACGGGTGGACATGGATAGAAACTAGAGGTGAGCGTGATTTCTTAAAGCGTCCAGGTAAGACGGACTCGCACATAAGCGCCGACTACCATAAAGGCCTCGGACTATTTAAAGTGTTTAGCACCTCTACACAATTTGAGACCGGCCGAGGGTATAAACCATTCGCCCTTTACGCCACGCTAGAACATAACGGGAACTTTAGCCAAGCCGCCAAGCAACTTATTAAAGATGGTTATGGCGAAGGCCGTAGTAAGATCGGCGGCACCATCAAGAAAGATATTATTAGCAAGAAAGACGAAGGTGTAGACAATGATAACATTGCCGCGTATGTTAGCCAAAAACATAAGCTAGATATTAAAGATGCTAAGAAGTTAATCGATGACTACGAAAAGAACAAAGACGTTGAGTTAAACCTATTCTGGTCCGTACAAGGTAGGAACAATCAAGTAGTAATTGATAGGTCAAAGCTTATCGATATACTAACTACCGAGGGGGGCTTTCATCTTTACTACTACGATAAGAAACTTAACTACCAGCTTATTAGAATTGAGGATAATTTCGTAAGCGAAACCAATATGGAGCAAGTTAAGAAGTTTGTTATCAACTATGTCAATAACATTGAACACGATAACTTTGACGGCATTAATAAGGTAATTCTTAAAGAGGCCGTGCTTAAGGGTGCGGACGCATATTTTAATAAGAGCCTATTTGAGTTCATGCCTAACATAGAACTTAAGTTACTTAAGCACACCAAGGACTCGGCGTACTATCCATTCCTTAACGGCATTGTACACGTTACCAAGAATAAGAAAGAGTTATTAACATACGGCAAATTAAATATGCACGTATGGAAGGACCAGGTGATACAGACCAACTTCACCATAGATGAAAGCAAAGAGTATAAAGAGTTTCAGTTTTACCAATTTATCAACAAGATATGCAACGATGACTACGAACGCGAGGCCTATGCTATATCTTTAATCGGGTACTTACTTCATACGTATAAGGATCCTACCAAATCCTACGCCGTAATACTAGCCGAAGAAACCGAAGATGAAGCCGAAGGCGGTGGTGCCGGCAAGGGTATATTCTTTAAGGCCATAGGTAAGCTTATCAATTTAGTTAGCATAGATGGTAAGAACTTTAACCTAGATAAATCATTCGCGTTTCAACGTGTGGAGTTATCAACGCAATTAATCGTGGTAGAGGACTGCCGCAAGAACGTAGACTTTGAAGGTTTTTATAGCAAGATCACCGAAGGCGTAACCATTGAAAAAAAGAACAAAGATGAAATATATCTTAACTACGAAGAGTCGCCAAAGTTTGGGTTTACTACCAATTATACTATCAACTATTCGGGTGGGCATGGTAAGCGTCGCGTTAAGGTTATCGAGTTTAGTAACTTCTTTAACCATAAGAACACACCGCTTGACTACTTTAAGGGCAAGGCATTGTTTAACGATTGGGAAAAAGACGAATGGAATAGATTTTATAACTACATGATTGACTGTGTTCAAATATACCTTGAAGCCGGAATCCCCGCTTTAGATAATAGCTTGACCATTAATCGTAAGAATATAAAGCTTAACTTCGGTGAAGACTTCCTGGACTATTTCGATACCTTAGAGCGTGACAAATGGTTAGACTTTGGCACCGAGCATTTAAACTTCTTAAACACCAACGACATGGACAAGAAAGATTATAGCAAGATAAGGTTTAAGAAAGCCTTAAAAACCAGTGCGGAGATATTTGGTTGTAAACTAGAAACATTAAGAAACCATCAAAATAATAACAAAAATGAGTTTAAGATTACTGGTTGATCCCTTGTACGCCTTTGAAGTTTGGATAAAAGAAAACCCAAAAGGGGGCATTTTTGAGTTCCGAGGGCAAAGATTTAGTGTAAAATTACATGATTTCATATTTTAAAAAAAAATTATATTAAGCTAATAACCAATGTGGGATTGATTCTACTTAATATACATGATTTTTACTACTTTTTAATAGGGGGGGGTATAAAAATAAATAAAAATATATATAGAAGAATAGAACAGCCAAAAAACGCGTATATTTGTAAATCATGAATAGAAACCAAATCATAGAGTTTATTTATAATCATCCGGATATTAATAGATTAATCAGTAATGTTGATCCTGACCACCTAAGAGACGATTTAAGACAGGAAATGGCTCTAGCCTTACTATCTATCCCAAACGATAAGATAAGCGAAATTTGGGCTTCTAATGGCTTAGTAGGGTTTGCGATTAAGATTATTACAAACATGGCATTTAGTAGCACTTCACCATTTTATAAGAATTTTAGAAAGAATGATTATAAAAAAGCCTTGGAATATTATCGAAGTCAACAAAAACTTCCGGAACTTAATATTAATTTTGCTAATATTGCAACCAAAAGACTTGCTACTAAATACCAAGAAGATGAACTTCAAGCACATGAGGCGATATTATTTACTAAATATGTAGAATTAAGAAGCTGCAAAAAAGTAGCGGACTTTTATACCATACCAGAAAAACACGTTAAAGATATTATTCGTAAAACAAAACTAGAGTTAAAGAACCTTTGCTTAAACCAAAAATAACTTATGATAACAATTGCACTAGCCGCCTTTTTCTTTGCTTATTACTTTGTGGAAGTAGCCAAAATAATTTACTTTATTAAAAAAGTATGGCAAATTCCTTTCCATAAAAGAATCAAGCCATTCGACTGCGTAACGTGCTTAAGCGTATGGATGGCGGTGGTATTTTATTTCTTGCCTTTTGAGTTAGTACAATTTATTTGTGTTATATTTGGGGCAGGATTTTTAGGACAAAAAATTAAATAGTCAGGTGGCGGAATGGTAGACGCTATGTGATGCGGAACTCACTTCGTTCATCAATCCCTTAGCGGGGAAAACAAAGGTAAGAGATGAGACCATACAGGTTCGAATCCTGTCCTGACTACAAACAGGGGTGCGACTGACCAACGCGCAAAATAGTCAAGTGGTGTAATTGGTAGCCACGATAGTTTTAGGAACTATTGTCGAAAGACATCTCGGTTCGAGTCCGAGCTTGACTACTCTTTTAAAATTAAATAATATGATTCAAGTATTAGGCATAACACAAAAGGTGAGCGGATGCGGATGGCATAGGGTTACTTTGCCTCTAGCATTTATGCCAGATGCTTACAACCATGTTTGCAACGTACCCACCGAGGAAATACTAGAAGAGCGCAATTTTGATATTATGCTTTATAATAGATTTAGTCCTTTTGACAATGCATGGGACGAAACTAAAAAGCATTTTAAGGTAGTAATGGACTTGGACGATGACTGGGAACTTCCATACAACCATCCTTTGCACCCGTTCTACGAGCCTCAAAAGAAGCGTGTAGTCAATAACATATTCAATGCTGACCTGGTGACATGTACCAACGAAAGGATTGCGGATAAGGTTAGTAAGTACAATAAGAACGTTTTAATCTTACCTAACTGTATACCATTAGGTGAGCAACAATACACTAATTTTAGATGGCCAAGCGACAAGGTGCGTATATTCTGGGCCGGTGGTAGCACCCACCTAGAGGACGTGCGTATGCTTGCAAACCCTTTTAAAAGGTTAATGGGCATAAAGAACATTGAAATGGTATTAGGCGGTTACACGGATACCGATCCAGTAAGTAAAGCTTATTGGGATAAAATACATAGCATGTTTACTAACGGCAATAAGTTAGCTAATAGAAAACTTTCAAGCGAGTTGCCAAATAACTACATGACACACTTTGAGCATGCAGATATTATGGTGATACCTTTGCAAGATAGCCAGTGGCATGCAAGCAAAAGCAATCTAAAGATCCTTGAAGCGGCAAGTAAACGCATAGCCGTGATAGTGAGTGATGTAGAGCCATATAGCAAAGACTACGATGCACCAGTGCTTTGGGTAAAGAACCAAGGCGATTGGTATAAACACATAAACTATTTAATTAACAATCCGCAAGAAAGGATCAAGCTAGGCCAAGACCTTTACGAGTGGGCTAAAAACAAATACAACCATGAATCAATCGGACAAACTAGACGAGAGGCATTTGGCGATCTTGTCAAAGCATAAGCACTTCTATGACTTGTATGTCAAGACGGGGGAATTAATAGGCTTTACACACGAAATACAAAACGAACTATTAGAGGTTTATAAGACTAAAGATCCTTATTACCAATACAATAGTAGATGTGGTGCATGTGTAGGAGCATTTTTAAATAACGTATATATAACATTCAATGAGCAACTTCATTCATAAAACGGCCATAGTAGGCCCAAACGTAACGCTAGGCGATAACGTTTACATTGGTCCTTATTGCGTAATAGGGGAACCGGCAGAGCATAAGTTATTTTGGAACGCACCTATTGGCGAAGTGGTGATAGGCGATGACTGCGTGATCACTGGTCATGTGACTATTGATGCCGGCACAATAGATAAGACAATTATTGGAGCCGGAGTATGGATGCTTAAGCATAGCCATGTAGGACACGATTGCGAAATAGGTAATAATGTAACTATAAGTTGCGGTGCAAAGATTGGTGGACATACTAAGGTTGGCCATGGTTGTAATATAGGACTTAACGCGGTGATTCATCAAAAGCAAGTAATTGCACCAGGATGTATGATTGGCATGGGTGCCGTTGTTACACGTAAGCTTTACACAACACATGCAACAAAATATGCTGGCAATCCGGCAAAAGAAATAGGTAAAAACATAGTTTAAATGAAAGTACTAATAGCCGGCTTAATGTACGGAAAAAGACCAGAGGATATTATAATTGATAATCTTGACAACGCTGGTTACCCTTATACTTACATTGATATAAATACCGAAGGCATTGCCAACGCTATGAACGAAGCTATCGACATAGCCGGAGTTGATGGATACGATGCAATCGCTTACCTAGCAAATGATATAATAGAGCCAAAAGATTGGCTAGCAAAAAAGCTTTATGCACTAGAATTTTACCCCGATGCTGGCATAGTTGCTAGTAGTTTAGACCATGCAAGACGCGGTGTGAATAGTGAACATATTATAAGCAACTGGTTACTTAGTATGAAGGTAGTAGACAAGATAGGCATATTTAATGAATCAATGTTTCCTTATGGGCCAATAGATTTAGACTACTGCGAGAGGGCCAACCTTGCCGGATTTAATACTTACTATGTAATGGATTGTTTAGCCGAGCATATTGGTGGCCACGCTAGTGGTGATGAATACGGCTACAACAAAACCGAATTAATACAAAAGAACTGGGCCAAGCACGAAGCCGACATAAGAGGCTACCGCGATGGCTCTAAAAGCATTAAGATATGGAAATAAGAGAACATGTGACAAGAAAGTTTAAGGACATAGACGAAGAGAAATTAATGGAATTAGCCTTCGCATATTGTGATAATTGCATGGAAGGCCAAAAGCAAGTAGCAACCGGAAGCGGTAAGATAGTAGAAATTAGAGACCGATTTGTGCCAACAGTTGATTATTTTTTAGATCATTGGTTGCGTAAACACGATTTTGAATTTTACACCAAGATGGGTTTATGGAAGGTAAGACAAGATCCTACACACCCTTATCATGAAACGGCAAATAGAATAGTAACCATGTTCAAGTCATTAGCTATTGACATTGTGGCAAATGAAGGCAAAGCAATATTCTATGCTAAGAATGCTTTAGGCATGACCGATAGGGCTATTACTGAAAATACAAACATAGACACTATTACAATCAAGTATGAATCTTGATATAAAACTATGTAAGCCACACCCAGCACAAAGGCAGGTATTGGATTCCGATGCTCGTTTTAGGGTAATGATGTGCGGACGAAGGTTTGGCAAGTCATTAATTAGTCAAAACATATCCATTGAGTCTGGCTTAAAGAGGCAGCACGTGGCATACATAACACCTACCTATCAATTAGGTAAGATGTTCTTTAAGGAAATATGTAAGTTATTGCCCGACAAGGTTTATAAAAAGAACGAGACCGATCTACTTATTGACTTTGTAACCGGCGGCTCGGTAAGGTTTTACACCGGCGAACGTTTAGATGCCATGCGCGGTACTAAATATCATTTAGTTATTATTGACGAGGCTAGTTATATTGCCAACCTTGAAGAGGGATGGAATAATAGTATTAGACCAACCTTAACGGACTATAAAGGCAAGGCGATATTCTTAAGCACGCCAAGGGGTAAGAACTATTTTTATAGCTTATTCATGCGTGGCGGTGAGCCTAACTGGGAGTCTTTTAAATTTACTACTTACGACAATCCGCATATAGATCCTTCGGAGGTTGATGCGGCGGCGGCTCAATTACCTAGCGTAGTATTCAAGCAAGAATATCTTGCCGATCCTATGGAGAATGCCGCCAACCCTTTTGGCTCGGAGTTTATTTATGCATGCACTAAAGAGACTAAAGGCACGGCCGCTTACTATGGTATTGACTTAGCCAAGTCGGTAGACTGGACTGTGATAATAGGCATGGATAAGCAAGGCAACGTGGTGCATTTTGATAGGTTCCAAAAGGATTGGATGCAAACCAAAGAAACAATTTTAAGGCTACCAAAGAACCTACCGATCGTAATTGATAGCACCGGCGTAGGCGACGCTATTGTAGAGGACTTACAAAAGAAGTTCAACAAGATGTATGGCTTTAAGTTTACGGCTACAAGTAAGCAACAATTGCTAGAGTCGTTAAGCAGTTCAATACAAACCAAGTCGATAAGCTATCCGGATGGGCCGATTAAACAAGAACTAGAAGTATTTGAATACACCTTTACACCTACCGGAGTAAGGTATTCGGCACCGCAAGGCTTTCATGATGACTGCGTAATTGCTTTGGCCTTAGCCAATAAGTGCCGTATTGAACACAAAGAAGTAGGTAAGTACCACGTTATCTAAAAAGTATATTTATAAGAGTATGAAGCTAACAATCGACAAATTTCAAAGACTGCAATCAATTGCAACCCTAGACACCGATGAACTAGAAAAGGCAAAAAGATTAGTCCAGGTCTTGCTTGAAAAAAGCGAGACCGAGGTGGAGGCTATGTCACAAAATAAGTTTAATAAGTTATGCGAAAAGTTAAAGAAAGCATTTGACTTAAAAGTTAATGCCGCTACTATGAGCAAGCCAAAGACTATGATTGCGGCAAATGGTAAGGTGTATCATTTAAACTTTGATGTCAAGCCTCCGTTTAATACGGGTAGGTACATTGAGGTCTTAACATTTAGCAAAGAGAATCCTATTATGAACATGCATAATATCTTAGCTAGTATTTGCACCCCTATGAAGTGGAGTTGGAAAAAGTTTAACTACGTCAAGACGGAGTACGATGCCTTAAAGCATGAAGACTATGCCAACGATTTTAAGCAAGCAGACTTTAAGCACGGATATTTCGCAATGGTTTTTTTTTATTCATTATTAACCAATTCAACGGAAGGTACCATGGACTTTTTGAAAATACAGATGATGTTGAGCAGGATGAACAAAAAAAGAGTGTTACAATTGAAGAAAATTTTGCAGACAATTGGGGGTGGATCTACAACGCAAAGCAAGTAAGTGAGTTTGAGGCGATACCATTAGATGCGGTTTATGATCTACCGGTGGTGCAGTTCTTAAACGATTTGAGTTATTTAAAAAGCAAAAGGCAACTAGATGAGTATCAATATAAACAAAGCGCAAGCGGATTTTCTTAGGGAAGGCGGTGACTTAGGTGGCACCGACATTGCGGAGTTTGGGGTAGTGGCCGGAGTGCTTGAACAATATGGTGCCGAGTTGATGACTAACATAAGTTACTTTGCTAACAACAAAGGCGTAGTTAGTAGCGGTGATTTGCTTAGTAGTATGGCTAGTGAGGTAACGAATGACAACGGAGTTGATACCTTTAGGCTTAGAATGTTTGACTACTACGACTACCCAAACCAAGGGGTAAAAGGTGTTGATAGTTCTAAAAATGCACCAGGATCGCAATATCAATACAAGAACTATGGTATGCCAGAGGATGCAAAAGCATCGTTAAAAAAGTATATCCTTAGTGGTAAGGCAAAGATAACCAGTGTTAGAAACGATAAGGCTTTAGGTAAAGGAGGCGAAAAAACCGGCGTTGCATTTAGTAGCAAGACAAGTTTAATTGATAAGCAAGTAGACACACTTGCTTTCTTGATTAAGAAATTTGGTATTAAAAAGACTAACTACTTTACGGATGCTTTTAATAAGACATTTGAGAACTTTGAAGTAGATATGGCAGAGGCGGCCGGAAGGGACATAGTATTAACATTTAATAGATTAAATAAAAGGAAATAATGGCAATAACAAACATAGCCTATCCAAGTGGATCGCCTAGCTTACAAGATACGCTTTGGCATATTTTTGATAGCAATATAACTAGCGCAGACCTTAAGTACGTGATGGATATTTATGTAGGTGGCACGCAACAAGTAAGAGTTAAATTATATCCGGAGCCAATAAGCGGCATCGGTTACTTTGACGCTGGGCCTATTGTTCGTAACACAATGACTTATAATTGGCTAACACCTAAAGAGGAATTATTAGTGTCGGTGCCGAATGCAAGTGGTCAAGTAGCGCAGACTTACCAATATAGAATTGGAGAGGAAACAAGTGGAGTAACTACCTTGAATTTAGCTAGTGGAAACGTTACGGCTTATAACTGGACGGCACCGGTATTTAAAAGAAAAGTTAGCGATATTAGTGCTTACAATGGTAAGGCGTTTAGTAATAGACCTAGCACTATTGATTTGAATTTAACAGATAATTTATACATAGGCGCAAAGGATGTAAGCGGTGTAACTATCGCAACGTACAACGAAAACAATACCTTAGTAACTAGCGCTAACTTAAGCCTAGTAAGTTTAAGGGCATTTGCACAATTAAACATTGGGCCTAACGCTATCAATACCACGTACGGAAGCGCATTGATTAACGGCACCACTAAGTACTATTTAGTTACTATTGGTACAAGTGTTTTTAGAGTGAACTTGGTTTGCAATCATAAATACGAAAGTTATAACTTACACTTTCTTAATCACCTAGGGGTGTTTGACACCGCCGTATTTGATTTAGCATCAAGGCTAACTATGGACGTGCAAAGAAAAGGTTTTGAAAAAAGAGACTACACCTATGGCGCAACGTCCGTTAATTACTTTGATACCAACAAAAAATACGTTGATAGTAAAGTTAATTATTTAAACGTTAAAGACCATAGTTATAAGCTTACAATGAATGCGCCAACGGATGCAGAGTATGAATGGCTTGCGGAGTTAATAGATTCACCACAAGTTTACTTTGAGTTAGATGGCTACTATTACCCAGTAAGTGTTAAGCCGACAAGCTACGAATATAGCAAATACGTAAACAATAGACTTAGAGTGTTTGAAGTAGACATAGATATTAACCAAACACGATATAGCCAATTAAGATAATATGACTAGAATATTTATTGAAGGATATGAACTTGATTTAACTAAAGGCATAAGTAACCAAATTACTTATGCCATTGATGATTTACAAAACCTAGATAGTAAAAGTACAAGCTTTACAAAAACTATTATATTACCAGGAACGGCTAATAATAATAAGCTTTTAGGAAATATCTTTGAGTTTAACAACGCTAACTTTGACAATCCGTTTGATGCAAATGTACTTGCAAACTTTAACGCGGCTCGTAACGCAACGGCGCGTATCGAAGTAGACGGATTACAGATCATGAAAGGTGTTTTGCGCTTGCTAGAAATTATACACATAGACGGCGACATTGAATATGAGTGCGCTATCTTTGGAGAATTAGGAGGGTTTATTAACGCCCTAGGGAATAAAAGACTTGAAGACTTAGACTTTAGTACTTACAATCACACCTACTCTGTTGCAAATATTGTATCAAGTTGGGACACTAGCGGGAGTACCAGTTATTGCTATCCTTTAATAGACTATGGAAATGTAAGCACCGGAGTGCATGGGGTCTTAAAAAAAGATTTTCAATATACTACATTTAAGCCAGCGTTATTTGTACGTGAATACTTAGATAAAATTTTCACTTCTAGTGGTTATACTTACGAGTGTGATTTATTTAATACTACCGATTTCAGAAAGCTGATTATACCTAACAATGCTAAACAATTAACTAAAGAGACAAGTGATGTATTAACATTATCTAAGATTACTAATCAAGTAATGAATAATATATCAAGTGTAGATTTTGTTAGCTATCCAATTAAAACTGGTAGTTTATTTACATCTGTTTCTGGTAATACTCAATTTGAATATATTGGTACAAATATATTATATACAACTTTTGAAATAAGTATTGAAGGTGATTATTCTGTACCTACTGCTGGTGAATTTGATTTATCAGTAACTAAAAATGGATCTTTAATTGAAGATAGCAGTGAAACTTTTACTGGTAGTGGATCTTTATATTATAATAAAACATTTAATTTAACAATAAATCCAAATGATAAAATAAGAATTAGAAGTAGAGGATTACTAGAAGATTTTGATTTTTTGAATATAAATTATAGTAATGTATCTGTAATAAATAATGTTGCCACAACCTCTCCTATTGAATTAGGCGATACTATGGTTATTAATAATACAATACCTAAAGGTATATTTCAAAAAGATTTTGTTACATCTATAATGAAGATGTATAACCTAATGCTTGTTGAAGATAAGTACAAGACAAATCATCTAGTAATTAAGCCTTACGTAGATTTTTACGATGGCGAGGTTATTGACTGGAGCGATAAACTAGATCATAGCAAAGCAATTAAGATTAAGCCAATGAGCGAAATTAATGCTAGGTATTACAATTTTAAATACAAACAAGACAATGATTTTTACAATGAAGAATATCGTAAAAAATTTACTGAAGGATATGGTGATAGGGTGTATGATAATGGTCTTGAATTTGTAAAAGATACTGAAGGCCTTGAATTAATATTTGCATCAAGTCCTTTATTTGGAACAAGTACAACGGATAAAGTTTTTCCAGCTATTTACAAAAAATCAAGCGAGAATACTAAAGAAGATCCTATGGATCATGTTATGCGCATACTTCAAATAAAAAAGATAACCGGTGTTGCTAGTTGGAGGATTTACAATGATAATGTTCATATTTCAGAAAATACATTTTATTTATATGCAGGTCATTTAAATGACCCAACTACTCCTACACTTGACATAAACTTTGGAGCGCCTCAACAATTGTTTTTTAATTTATCTAGCGGTAACTTAAGTAGTAACTTATTTAATGTTTATTACTCGCCTTATATGGCAGAGATTACCGAAAAAGACAGCCGTTTATTAACCGGCTTTTTTCATTTAACGGAGTTGGATATTTTTAATTTAAACTTTGCTAAGTATATATTTTTGCAAGGTGGCATTTATAAATTAGTAAAGGTTTATGATTATAGTCCAAATAGTTATGATACTACAAAGGTTGATTTGCTTAGAGTAATTGATGCAATTATAAAACCTATTACAACTAGTACAACAACAAGTACTACAACTGCTGCGCCTACAACTACAACTAGTACAACAACAACTACTACAACTGCTGCTACTACAAGTACAACAACAACTACTACTACCTTGCCTACTTTTGACGCGTCTTATAGTATGGTAAGTGCTTACGATGTGTGTAACAATGTATGCCCTAACCCAGCAAGACCAGTAGAAACATTTACTATTACATCTGGCGGATCAACTTTATGTACTGCCGATGAATTAACAAGTCCTTTAATTGCAGATGGTACAATCACTGGCAATTTTTGGATAAGTGAATGCACTGGACAATCAAAACAATTTGTTGTTATTTTAGAAAGTGGTCAATATGTAGCAGTATGGGCAACTGAGACATGTTCTACTTGTCCAGATGTAACAACTACTACTACAAGTACAACTACAACAACTACAACGGCTGCGCCTACAACTACAACAACTACAACGGCTGCTCCTACAACTACAACAACTACAACGGCTGCTCCTACAACTACAACTAGCACTACAACTAGCACAACAACTGCTGCTCCTACAACTACTACTAGTACAACAACTACTACTACAACGCCAGCGCCTAATCATAGCTATGAGGCTACAAGGTGTAGTGATGGTGCAACAAGTACATTGATTGTTTCAACTAGCAAGAGTGTTGGTGCGGTTTATACAAGTGCGCCAAGTGGAACTAGTCAATGTTATACTTTAACAAGTTATAACGGCCCAGTTGATTTACCTACAAACATAACTTTATATACTTCAGTTTTAGAATGTGCTGACTCAAGTTGCGTACAAACTACAACAACTACAACAACTACTTTAGCACCTACAACTACAACTAGTACAACAACTACTACTACAACGCCAGATCCTTATACCTACTACATTTTAGATAGATATTTATGTGATCCTTGTTCTTTAGATGGATCAAGTGTTGCAATTGCTAGATCATCAAGCAGTAGTTTAAATGCTTTATTCTTTAACTTTGTAGACGGATATGTTTACTTAACAAATGGCACAACAAGCGGACCATCTTACACATTTGACATAGATACAGAATCAGCAAAGAGTGGATCGGATTGTACCGATGTTTGTCAACTTTAAAAAAAACAATATGATATATATTTGCACACAACCTAGGATTATTTATTACGCATGGCATTTAGAGGTAATGCTCACTAACTTTAAATTGGTGGGCATACCAGATGATAAGATCCATGTTTTATTATCAGTTAGTAAAGATCCAAATGATAAGACTAACTGGCCAGAGACGATTGCTATGTTTGATAGGTTAAAAGAGAAATTTAACACAATAGCTTTTTTTGAGTACAAAGATACTCGTGTGATGCCTACTTATATTCCTAGCGTGATTATGAACGCAGTAAAGCATCACTATCAAGCTCACCCTTATTTACAAAATGAGAATGTCTTTTTGCACGATTGCGATATGATATTCACTAAACCGGTAGACTTTACCGATTTAGAACAAGACTATACATGTTATGTAAGTGACTCTAAAAGTTTTGTTTGGAGTGATTATATTCTAGAAAAAGGGCAAGACCTTTACGAAGACATGTGCGATATTGTAGGCCTAGATTATAGCGTGCCAATTAAGCACCGATTACATAGCGGAGGCTCCCAGTATATATTTAAAAAAACCGACTTTAGATTTTGGCAAAAAGTAGAAAGCGATAGCGTTGCTTTGTTTGATTACTTTCAAAAGAGCGAGCCGTTAAGAGTACAAAAAAATCCAAGTTATTATGGCATTCAGCAATTCACTGCTGGCATGTGGGGTATGCTTTGGAATTGTTGGTATCATGATCTTGATGTAAAAATAACAGATAGACTGGATTTTTGTTGGGGTACTGACCCAATAGAAAAATGGAGCAAGTGCGATATTTTTCATAATTCCGGCGTGACTTATGATATTGGTAAAAATCACAATATATTCTACAAAGGCGGTTACACTGACAAATTGCCTTATGAAGATGTGATCAACACTGAGTACAATGAGAACTTTGGATCATATAATTATACTAACCTAATAAGACAAGTAGCACAAAACACTTGTTTAAAATAATAAAAAATGGCAGCTAAAAAGACGCAAGTAGTAGTAGAAATAAAAACGGATTCTAGTCAAGCAAGTAAAGATGCTAAAGAAACCAAAGACCAGGTCGCCGGCATAGGTAAAGCGGCGGCCGGTAGTATTGCCGAACTTAAAGAATTAAAGAAAGCTTTAAAAAATGCGGCGGCCGGCTCGGAAGAGTTCAAGGCATTATATAATCAAATTGATGATTTAGAAGATAAAATCAAAGGATCTAAGAAAGCATCAAGCGATTGGATAGATACGCTAGAAAGTGCCGGTGGCCCACTAGGTATGGTAGGAGCCGCGCTTAACAAAGCAAAGGTTGCTACTACTAGCTTTAGTAGTGCATTAAAAGCTACTGGAATTGGTTTATTAGTTTCTTTAATAGGAGGCCTTGCCGCCGCGTTTGCAAAGAACGAAGGCGCTATGAAAAAGCTAGAACCTATCATGACGCAGATAGGTAAGTTATTAAATGGCATTCTAGGCGCAATGCAGCCTCTTATTGACGGCTTTATTAATATGGCTACTAAGGCACTACCTTATGTAACGGACGGCTTTAGGGTAGCTTATAGCGCATTAAGTTCATTCTTACAAGGAATAGGAATGGTTGGTTCTGCGGTTAAAAAGTTTATAAGTGGTGATTTTAGCGGCGCATGGGATGATGCTAAAAAGTCAGTCACCGAATTTGGAACAAGATATGAACAAGCAAACAAGCGTTTTATTTCCGGAAGTAAAGAACTTACCGACAAAGAAAAAGAACAACTAGAGGCAAGACGTGCGGCACAAAAAGCGCATAATGAAAAAATGGCTGCCCTTGCAGAAAAGAAAGCCGCAGAGGAAAAGGCTAGGCTAGAAAAAGCAAAAGCGGACGCTAAAGCTTATGAAGATTTTGATACCGCGCTTCAACAAAGACTTATAGAAATTGAAGACGAAAGACTAGAAAAAGAAAAAAAGCGCCTTGATGATTTATACACTCGTCAAGAATTATTTAATAAATTCTATAACGATCAGCTTGTAAAGATACAAGAACTAGAAAAGACTAGAGAGGAAACAACCTTTGCTACTAACATAGCAATTCAACAAAGCTGGGCAAACTTAGGTACAAGCATTGCAAATACTATCGGTAACCTTAGTGGAGCCTTAAAAGATGGTAGTGACTTAGCTAGAGCCTTTGGCGTTGCTCAAGTTGCAATATCTACCGCTGCGTCAATAGGATCTATTTTGCTAAGTGGTAAGCAACAACAAGCGGAGTATAACAAAGCAATTGCCGCAGGTAATGCTACCATAGGCGTAGGTATTTCTACGGCATTTATACCAGGAATGCAAGGATTGGCGGCGGCACAAATTGCGGCTGGTAAGGCTGCGGTTGGCTCGGCTATTGCTGGCAAGGCGATATCTAAAACTAATACGGCGGCACAAGTTATATCAGCTGGGCTTGCGGGAGCGGCACAAATTGCGGCAATATTATCAAGCAAAAAATCGGTATCGTCACCAAGCGGAGGCGGTGGTGATAGCGGTGGCAATGTTAATGTATCGGCATCAGCACCATTAATGGCTCAAGCAAGTACAACTACTTTAAACCAAGGGCAAATTAACCAAATAGGAAATCAAGCGGCAAGGGCATACGTTGTTGAAAGCGACGTGAGTGGTAACCAAGAACGTATTACAAGACTTAACCGCGCAGCTAGAATCAATTAAAAGTACATAAACCAATAAAAAGATATTTATAAAATATGGACTTACCTATTTACGAACTTAAGATTCAAGAAGAGTTGCAAGACGATGCCGAGGTATCGTTTATTGCACTGGTTGATAAGCCTGCCATTCAACGTGATTTTGTAGCGTTTACTCAAGATTTTATTGAACCAACTAAAGGCGAAGGCAAAGATGCTTTTTTACCTAGATGTATTAGCTATATTGTAGGCGAAGGCAAAGAACCGGATCAAGCCGTGGCGATATGTAATTCTATGTGGGAGCAACATTTTTCAAGCGAGAAACCAAAGCTAAACTTTGCTATCCAGGATGAAGATAAGCATATAATTAGTGGGCCATTGATGTTAGCGGACAAGCCTATTTATAGAAGTAATAAAAAGTTTGGCGAACACTATGTGGTATTTAAGGCCGAGACTATCAAGGACATTGCAATTAAGTTTAGCAAGAAAGGTTATCAAGGCAACGTTAATTTAATGCACGATCAAGACATGCAACTTGATGGCTTAATAATGTTTGAAAGTTTTATTGTTGACAAAGCTAGAGGCATACAACCTATGGCCGGTTTTGAAGATGCAAAAGATGGCTCATGGTTTGGTAGCTTCTATGTAGAAAACGAACAAGCATGGCAACTAATTAAAGAAGGCAAGGTAAAAGGCTTTAGCGTTGAGGGTTGCTTTGAATACCCTATGGAAAAGAAGGCTCCTACTTATGCCGAACAAAAACTTGCAGAACTAGCAGAATTGCTAAAAGTACCTTTAACAAATAAATAATATATATAATCATGGAACAAGCACAAAACATTCTAAACAAAGTTTCTATGTTCTTTGCAGAACTTGTAGGAAACGAA